GCAATGTAACAATAGATCAATTTACTACCATAGAAAACATGCTAGTTGCGGAAGGCAGAGTCCAGCAACTTACTGCATACCGCGCCTCACTAAAATTTATTGAACAGTTTAATGAACTTGAAAAAACCAAACAAAAAGTACCTCAATCGTTAAGAGAGATGATAGTCCCTTCTGTAGCTATTATTACAGCATTGCAAAATGAGCTAAATCTAAAACAAAGTAACACCGCTCAAGCGCAAGGAACTCAGTTAATTTTAAACAAAGCATTAGTTAAAGTAGAGACTGCTTCATACCGCACAATACAAAAGTGCAGTATAGTTGACTTTGCAATCAAAAGCCGTGTTTTTAAACGTATAACAGGCAGGCAACAGCAGTACGGATCGCAAAATGTTAAGGGGTATCCAAGCAGTGATAACGGCGTAAAACGCAGAACAGCAATGTTTTTATTTCAGTATCGTAAATCAGGCCAATCAAGTTTTACTACAGTACCATTTATTCTTGCAATTAGCAATAGGGCGGATATTGACGACTTTAATTATTTTAAATTCATTAGTGCTAATAGTTCTCTTGAGTACTGGGAATTTAAAATGATAGGTATCTATGACTCTCTAGCCGAAATACGGTTACGTAACAACGAGCTACTTAAAGGCGATGGGACGACCGACTTTTTCTATTTAGAACTATCGCCAACACCAATTACAATTAATTTATCGGACGGTAATAAATTTATAGCAAGTGGACGGCTGCTTAATAGTTCGCAAGGGTATCCAGTTTTAAACGAAGCTGTAATGGCTACAAACGAATGGGACATATTTAACCTAGACGCCGATAGCCAAACTCAATTTTCATTTGATAGTGGCCCTGAATTTACATTAACCTGCGTTTCTGAACAACAAACACAGTCATTCGACGAATTTGAAAATTTATATAAAAACCTTAGCATGGTGGGTCTTAATTTATATTCGGGACGTAATTTACAAGACTTGCGTAGCTTTACTGCATTTGTAACTCATGGCCGAGTATCAACACGATTAGATCAGTCGGATGCTGTTGGCTGTGCAGCACATGCACCAGATATATTTTTAGATACTATCGTCGATGCAGAAGATGGCATTGGCAAATATGCCAAAATCGAAGGCGTAGATCTTGTACAACTTGAAAAATCAAAACGGTTTTGCCGTGTAAATAAACTATTTATGGATGGCATTATTGCTGATATTACTAGCTGGCGGCAATTCTGGGTAGAAGTTGCACCATTTAGTTTGTTGGAATTTGCTCGTATTGGCGGCAGGGAAACCCTAATCCCAGCCGTGCCATACGATGCAAATACTGGAGCGATGAATCGAGTTGTAAATGTAACTGCACTATTTAACCAGGGTAATATACTAGAAGACAGCTACAAAGAAGAGCATCTTGATTACGGCTCTAATGTACAAGATTTAATTGCAACCATTGTATACCGTGGTGCTGATGTAAATGGCACATTTTCGGTTAACCGTGCAATAGAAGTACGACTAAAAACAGCAAAAGAAGAAGATGCAATACGCCAAACTTTTAACACAGCACAATTTGTTAGCACTAGAGAGCAGGCAATAGTCTATGGTAAATTCCTATGCCAAATAAGACGGCACATAAAAGTGGCGATTGAATTTAAGACATTTCCTACCATGGATCCTGTCAGCCCTGGTGCATTTGTTTATGTTGATATTGGACAGAATAGCTGGGATGGCATTCGTACAGGCATCATTGGCCCTGGCGGTGTATTGAATATCCCATTGGATAATTCGTTGATTGATGGCAGTTATGAATTTTTGCTATATCAAAGCGGCAAAGGAGTAATTTCAAGAACTGCTACTACTAGCGCTAATATTGCTGCGAGCTTAGCTGATGTGGAGGGCTACCTATTTGTACTTGGTCAGAAAACCACTACTAGGCGTGTATTCAGGGTAACGGAAGTAGAAATGGACGAAGAAGGTGAAATCACGGTACGAGCCACCAACTACCCATGTACCAGCGATGGGTTATCAGAAATTGCAAATTTTGACGATGGTATTTTTACTGTGACTGGTGCGCTAGACTAAAAAGACATTGCCGCTTCCATAGTATGGCGTTTTATACTGGGCGCTCTGGGGCCTTATTTCTTACAACTGTCGGCACAGATGAGGTAACACCAGTATCAGCCGATCAAGCATTAAAATTACGCGATTGGAGCTTGGAGACCACCTTAGAATTATTGGAAACTACCACGCTAGATTCTGCTGTTAAAAGCTATACGCCGGGCATCGTAAGTTCCACTGGAAGTGCAACAGTTTTATATTATCGTAGAGAAGCAACTGATACTGGCGTACAATTTGACAGTTTTTTAAACAAGATAATGAAGACCACATCGGCTGGAGTTACTGCTAGCGATGGGGTCGGGATGGTATTACGTGTTGCATCTGTTACAAATACAAATGGTGTGGATATAAAAGATGATATTGCATTTAACGCTTTTATCACAAGTGCATCGTTACAGGTGAGCACTGGTGAGCTAAGTTCAGTTGCTATTAATTTTACCGTTGACGGGCCATTCCGTGAACTTGTTGACGCATGACGTATTTCTTAGGGCATTACGGCAAAATAAAATTACAACGCAAATCTGTTGAATCATTTAGCAGCAAAATATTGCCAGCAGATATAAACGTATTATTAAGCCGTTTTAGCTTTGTTGATTCAGTAGAAAATATAGTAACTGGAGATCAGATTACAATTACAACAGCAGATAACAGGGGATTGGATTTTTTACCTGCTGCCACATGGCCTAACGGCACAACTCAAGGTAACATAAAAGCTTATGTAAATATAAATGCAATGGGAGGTATTCGTTTATTTGATACGTTTAGTGCTGCAATTAATAATACTAGAGCCGATGAATACCCACTAGAGGCATTTACTGGCGCTGCTTTAACAATTAGCGTACAGATAAACGGATCTGTTGAGCGTGTTTTAGGAGATGTAACGGGCTTTACATTCAATACTGATCGCGAAACAATAGAAACCACAACAATGTCGGATAAATTTAAACGCATGTATTCGGCTGGTTTGATCAGTGGCGGTGGTACGATTGATTGCTTTTTTAATACAGAAAATAGCGGCCAAACAGAAAATTCATTACTAATGCTTCAATTAATAAATCGCACTGATATTGGCAGTGAGTTTAAATGCTTTTTGCAATTAACAGAAGATGATATTTATCCTGAAACACAAAATATCTATTATGAATTTGATGCAGCCATAGTAAAAGCAGGCATCGAAGTAAGGGCAGATCAAATAATTTCATGCGTTTTTGACTTTGTAACAACTGGTGAAATCCGCTTGTTGATTGGCGAACCATCGGGCTATCTATTGAAGGAAAATACTGATCGCATTGAAATTGAAGAATCGCTAGACTTCTTGCTAACTGAACTTACCGACTAGAATAGGGCATCAGGTATTTTCCTATGGCTGACCAGCGCATATCGCAACTGACTGAACTGGGGCAAAACTCCTTAGCAGCAAACGACTTATTGCCTATTGTCGATAGCAGCTCTAGCGAAACCAAAAAAATAACAGCTAAAAGTTTATTCCAGGGCGCTGCTAATTTAGCGGATAGTAGCAGTATTGATTTGGTCAAGCTAAACCAAGCTAGCACTACAAAATTAGGTGTAGCGGCACTTGGTCTTACAGCTACAGACAAAATTATAGGTCGCTTTAGTTCAGGCGCAGGTACTGCGGAAGAAATTACACTCACGGCTGCGGGTCGCGCACTGCTTGATGATGCAGATGCTGCAACGCAACGCACCACGCTGGGGCTCGGTACGTTAGCTACGCAAAATGGCACGGTCAGTGGCACCCATTCAGGCAGTAGCAGCGGCACTAATACAGGCGATCAAACTATAACGCTAACTGGTGACGTGTCAGGCACTGGAACTGGATCATTTGCAACTACGATTGCAAACAGTGCAGTTACAACTGCAAAGCTGCCTGATAGTGCAATAACTACAGCAAAAATTGCTGATGACGCAGTTACGGCAGACAAACTAGCTAATCAATCTACAACAGTAATCGCAGCAGTATCACCTAACATAAACGGTGTTTTTACTGGGCAGCTATGGTTTAATACAGTTACAAAACTGCAATACATTTGGGACGGTAGTGCATGGCAACAATCTGCGGGCATTGTAGATAGTTTTATATTTACTGATACTACTCCGCTTACTTTTAGTGCGGCTGTAAACTCAACAGGTGTTGCAACAATTACGACTACTCTCGACACCCAATCGGCAGCAACAGTATTTGCTGGTCCTACTACGGGTAGTGCTGCGGCACCTACATTTAGAGCATTAACTGCTACCGATTTACCGCTAGCTGCTGCTGGCGTGAATGGCGCTATACAACCAGGCACTGGCCTAACGGTAACGGGAGCAGGCGCATTAAATCACACTAACTCAGCAACGGCTGGCACCTACACCAAACTAACTATAGATGCTCAGGGGCATGTTACTACTGGCACAACATTGAGTGCTGCTGATATACCAAACCTAGATACATCAAAGATTACAAGTGGTACATTTGCGGCAAACTTAATCGGCACCAGCACTATTACCGGTGAAAAATTAGCTGATCAATCTACTGTGCAATTTGGCGGAGCGGGATCTACAGCCAACATTGTAACATTCCCAGTTGCTAATTTCAAAGGGCAGTTATTTTGGGACGAATTGAATAATGATATGTATATTTGGTCAGGAAGTGCGTGGGTGTCTGTCACAGTAACTAGCGGCGAACTAATCCTTGCTGGCACATTTGATGCGTCTTCTGGTACTGCCGGTGCAATAGCTGCATTGA